GAGGGATAAAAAAGGGGCGAGTTGCCCCGCCCCTTTGGTTTTACATTGGGAAATCGCAGATGATTTCCTTGTCGCTGATGTCGCCAGCAATGGCACAGACGTTGTCTGTTACATCTGCTGACACATCCAGTTTGCCGTCTGCTGAACCAGTTGGCGTCAGCGGATCACCGTCAGCGCCTGCTGTCAGGGCTGCATTCATGGTTGCCATGCCCTTGATTTGCACCCAGCAATACTGGCCGTCAGTCGGCGCTGATTGCAGAATGCCTGCACCGATTTCAATAGAATCGGACAGATCAGAGGTAACCTTGAACAGCTTGTAGCCATCTAAGGTGTAGTAATATGCGGCGTTACCGCTGACTGCTGCCACGCTTCCACTGCCAGTGTCATACTGAACGTACTTATAGATGCGTGTGCCATTGGTGTCGTCAACGATGGCACCAAGCTGACCCAACTGAAACTCAGGAGTGTCAGCGACTGCTGTGGGGTCAATCCCCATTACTGCTGCAATAGCCATTACAGTTCTCCTTCCTTATGTATGGATCACGCCTTGGAGAGCGCGGTTTGAACAGGTCAGGTTTCCTGACCAGAACATTGGCGTTACCATAGCGTCTTGGTTGACGGACATTTTCGCTTCACCTGGAACGAAATCCCGTGATGCTGCTACCTCAAGACGGAGGTAATCAGTGTTCAGCATATACATTCTGTTGGTGTTGCACGCGGAATCAAAGACCACATCGCTGTTCAGATACTGAACGCTGGTAAAACCAGAGTTTGCCAGATCATCACTGGTGATGCGCTGGATGGCCTGAAGGCTACCCAGGAACGCCTTGTAGGCATTGGTGCCAGCCATGATCAGATCAGGGCTGTCTGCACCACGAACCAGTTGCAGATACATATCATTCATATCTGACTGTACGTTTGAGGTGCTGAACGCCGACGACGTTGCAGTGCTTTGTTTGTTCTGAAAAAAGGTGAACGTACTGGAGTTGATGCCGCCAACAGTACCCGTGCCGGAATCGGCAACCAGTAACTGTAGACCGCCCACCTCTTTACCAGATGAACCAGTGCCATCTGAATAGATTGATGTGGACAGGCTGTTCATCATTGACTTTTCAAGCACATTGATGCGTGCCTCAAGCAGGTTGATGATGGCTTGCTCACCAGAGTTTTTGACTTGCTCCAAGCCAGAGATGGTGACGTTACCAGCCAATTGCTTGTATTCGTAAACAGCGGCTGTCAGTACGTCTGATGGTGAGACATCAAGTGTCTCATAGCCTGAATAGAACTGCACAGTCCCATTGTCGGCATACTCAAGTTCACGGACAATATCGCGTCCTGTGACGGACGTTTGATTGCCATTTTCGCGTAGTCTACGCAGCAACGCATTGTGGTTGCTTACGTTGTCAGAAAGCGTCCGGCTACGATTTCGTAGCGTGGTCGTGACGATCTCTGAAAGATTCGGGCTGGCCATTGGCTAGCTCCTTCCATTTTCCAATTGTCGAATAGACGCCTGTATGGTGTCACGAATAGACGCATTGGCTGGTAGCGCTGGCGCGGCTGGTGTTGCACTGCCTCTGACTTTTGACCTGGCTGCTTTCTTCGCCTTTTTGACCGCCTCTGTTTTCACACTGTCTTGCGACTGTGCGGCGGCCATTAGCTTGACTTGCTCTTGACGCAGTTCAGGATCGGCATAGACCGCCATCTCATACGCTGTGTTCAAGTCTTTGGCATTTTCAGAACTGATAAGCGTTCCCATGACGCCGCGCACTCTTTCAAAATGCGGATGCTTGGGATTGCCGTTTGCATCAGTTTCTGCTGCGAATTGGTCAATCAGTGACTGCGTGCTGGCCTGTACCTGGCTCTGCTGCTGTGTCTGTTGATTTTGAATAAAGCCGGTCAGCTGGGCAACTTGCTGCTGTAAGGCTTTAACTTGCGGGTCTGCATATTCATCCTCAAGTGCTGGATCGTTGCCGATTGCACCCACATCCACGCCATACTGGTTTGCAAGCCAGTTAATAGCGTTTGCAGGGTCTTTACGCAGATAGTCATGGGCAGCAAGCAGTTGTCTGACTGCTGCCACCTCATCCATACCAGCACGCTCAAAGTCTGCTTTGTGCGGCTGCATGATTTCATCAAACGCTTGCTGTCGCTTCCTGTATTTAGCGATTTCCTGCGTTTTGCGTGTATAGTCGCCTTCAAGGTCTTTATAGCGCTCCATGAACATATGCTGTGCAGCAGGCTCAAGCGCTTCAAACTTTCCGGCAAAATCTTTGGGCCAATGGTTCGGCGCGGCCAGCGCCTCTAGTTCAGCGGGTTCATCTTCTTCAGCTTCCGCTTCATCCGGTTCATCAACCTCTGCATCCGGCTCATCAGGCTGTTCATCTGTCTGTTCATCTGGCTCTGGAGGCTCTGGTAGCGTGTCAGTCTCCTCAACCTCATCGGCTTCGCCCTCAAATGATTGTAATGTTTTAGCAAGTGTCTCTGCGACTGTTTCGGGCCTTGCTGGCTGCGCGGCTGGGATAGAGGCATCGGCCTCAACACCAGCGTCAGTGCTATCAAGCTGCATTTCAGTTTGTGTCATTTGAAAAGATGATTTTGTTCATTCCCTACTTCGACAAAGTTGTTGCGCCGCAAAAACTCGCGGTGCTGTGAACGGCTGGTAATCCAGCCACGATCCTTCATGTTTTGATACGGTTCGATATCCCTTAAAATGGAAACGCCGCCCTTTGGGGCGGCGCTTGTTTTGGGAACGATCTTGCCGTCCCGATATACATATGTGGTCATCTCATCAGCATCCCTGCTGCCACCTGGCGCATTTCTGCATCCATCTTTCGGCGCGGCTTTTGGAAGGTGCCGATGGCCTGCATGATTTCTGGGAATATCTTGTTCATCACGCCAGCCAACGGGCTATCCAGCGCCTCGCGGATGATTTCCTTTTCTTGCTCTGACAGCGCCTGATAGGCGTCATCAGCGCGATCCATATCAATCTCAATCATGTGAAATCTCTAGGGTTGCCAAACAGGTTTAGATTTGGTGCAGCTTGGTCAGGCATGGTCATGTTCCGCGTTTGCAGCAGATCGACCAAGGTGCCGCCTGCATAGCCATATGGCTGGAACAGGTTGTTTGCGCCGCTGTAGAGGTAGAAGGGATTACGCAGATAGTTGATTGCCAGATCGTCAATCTGTTCTGGCGTGGTCGTGCCTGGGTCAACCGGCTCTCGTGCCTGTGTTGGCATAGGGCTATCGTCAGTGTCCTCGCTGGACATTGTGCCGGTGTTGCCGCGCACCAGATTCTGGAACGGCCCAACATAATTAGGGTCTGGCACACCGCTATAGACGACGCCACCAAAGCTGTTCATGCTCAAAGTGCCTGGGCCAGCTCGCACGCCCGTCACAGCACCTGTATTTGGATTTACGGTGCCGGTGCCTGTTTCCCGCGCCATCCGTTGCAATGTTCCCACATTGAACGCAGCCGCATCGGCAGGGTCTGGCTGGTTGGTCAAAGCGCCTAAAGGCCCACTTGTCAAAAGCGTACCAATACCCGTACCAGGTGCGGTGCCGCCATAAAGTTCATCATACGCATCAGCAAAGAATCCGCTGGCAGGATCGTTGCGTCCGGCAGCACCAGGCACGCTGTCAAGGATTTCACGATCAATGCCGCTGGCAATGGATTCGTTGGCAGCGTTTTCAATGAGCTGGCGTGCCATTTCAGCGCTGTCATTAACTGGTGTAGGTGCAGCGACAACAGGCGCTGGAATAACAGGGCCAAGTGCTTGGCGTTCTGCTGCTGCACGTTCTGCGCGTTGTACTTCTGCAACTTGAGCAGATATCCCAGGTGACGGGTTGCTTACAAGATTTGCAAAAGCATCCCTTGCCTGTGAACTGCCAACATCTAAATCAGGGCGAAATCGGCTGATGTAGTCGTCCTGCACCGCCTGTTCACGCGCGCGCATTTCGTTTGGATTTGACCGCGCGACATTGTCTTGACCGGCAGTAACCGTGAAGCTCTCATCTAGACGAACAAATGGAGCGCGGCTTTCTACCTGTGTTGGCGGTGGTGCAGGATTTACATCGTAGAGTCTGGGGATACCCCGCGGTGCTGGTGGCGTCTCATCAGGGCCGTCGTCTCGTGGTGGTGGTGGCGGCGGCGGCGGTGGTGGTGCTGATGTTGTTCTGCCGCGACCACGCTCTACCTGTGTTGATGGAGGTGTGTAGCTGTCATCATCACTGCCACCGCTAGATGAACCGCCATCGCTCTTGTAGCAGATGCGGTTTTCAATCAAGTAACTGCGAACCATCCCTTGCCCTTCGTGATACGGTTTGCGCGTCCTAGAACGCCTTTGCCAAATATTGAACGCAGATGGTCGCGGCCTTCTCTTACCATCTGCCTGACGCCGCCATAGGGCGCCAGAAAATCAATCAGCCACAAATTGTCGCCAGCCTGCCAATCATCCGGCTGCAACAGCCTGGTGCCGTCCCAGTAGCCTTGTTGTGCCTCTTCATTCAGCATCGCCCAGGTGACAAAGCCGACAGGATTGCCTTCGGCCTCCCAAATGCGGAACTGCTGAAGCGCTACCGGCGGCAGGATCAAGCGGTGGATGTCATCCACGGTGTAATCGCAATATTCATCCGACTGGCCCATCAGCCAGGTTATTTTGCCGACTGCTTCCGTGTTTTTCATCCGTTTGTCACCACTTTGGCTGCGTCAATCTCCAGCTTTTGCTGCTTGAATGCTGCGTCTTGTGCTGCCTTCTGCTGATCAAGTTGCAGGCGTGCCACCTTCACTTGTGCGTCTGCTGCTGCCTGCTGTGTCTGCGCCTGCACCTTGGCGGCTTCAACCTCTACCAGTTTGTCTGTCGGGCTTGGGCCCGACTGCGGTGCTTGAATGCTCTCAAGGCTTTCTTCCAAGTCGCGTGCGCCAGGAAAGGCCCGTGCTGCAAACAGCAGCATTTGCTTTGCCTGATCAAAGCCGACAGCGCCTGATGCCACCATTGGCCCGATGGCCTGCAAAAACTGCACGGCAGCGGTCAGAAACTCTGTCCGGCTGCGTTGCTCTGATGCGCTGTCCATTGCGCCAGATTCCTCAGTATCAACAGAGATACGGTAAGAGCGCAGGCGCTCATCACGCATGACTGCGACCACCTCTGGCGATATGTTGATGCCTGTAATGCGTGACAGCAGTGACGGCTCAAGGTTTTCAACAATCAATTCGGCTTTTAGTTCCATGATCTGGTCTAGGAACTGCTCCACGCGCCGCTGCCGGTTGACAAGGCGCATGGCCCCGAACTGGCCTTTGATGCGCTGTGCTGTGGCTGTCTCACGGCTGGCCGACTGGCCGCGCATGATGTCCGATATGCCGGTGATCTCATAAATGGTCTGCACCACGATCTGGCGCGATTGATAAAGCTGTGCCAGCGCCTTGATCAGGTTGTCTAGCGGTGCTTCCTGCATGACGTTGGCAAGGCCGCCACCAGCTTGCAGCATGGCCATGTTGTCTACTGGTATGAAGGCGTTATCTTCAGCATTTGCAAGGCGTTGCAGTTCCTGAAAAGACGCATCATAAACGCCGCGGCGCTTCAAGGCTTCTGTCAGGTTTGCAATCCGCTGTGTAATGAGATCAAGTTCAAATAGCTGGTCTTCATATGTCAGGATTTCAGGCACAGGCAGCGTGGTGTCTGTCGTGCTGATGGCATATAGCGGCTCTGGCATAGGCCAGAAGCCCTCCAGATTATACGGGTCTTCAAATTCCTCCAGAATGTCATCAAAGTCAGTGGCTATAAATATCTGCTTCAGGCTGCGCTTGTCCCAGATTTCATAGACTTCAGCCATTGACGGCATCTGATTGTCGTCATACCCGCTGTTTGTATCCCCGTGATATGTGAGCGCGATTTGCTCACCCTTGGCCCCGTAGTAATCAACCAGTTCCTGGCGTGTCATCAGGTGCCGGAACGCAATCCAATGCACATCCTCCCACGATCTGGCTGGTGACATGGTAAAATCAGCCCAGTGTACATATTCGCACCGGATTGATTGCTCACCGATATATTCAATGGGATCGCCTTCCATAAACGCGCCCATCGGGTCAGTTCTGACCATGTTCTGGTCAACCTGGTTGCCATCACGGTCAACAAAGGACTGACCGATTGGCACCTCGCCCATCTGCCCTGGTGCCACCTCGCCAATGCCCATGACGTTGTTGACTTGCAGGGGGATGCGCTCTGGATCGCCCTCAACCAGCAGTGGCTCATAGACCATCCGCATGACGCCGCGCCCGACAATCAGCATGTCCTCGACCACACGCCTCACGGCTGCATCAAAGTTGTAAACATCAAGCTGATACTGCAAACCGCGTTGCAAAACAGTCGATATGATGCGCCCGATGGGGTCTTGGTCTTTGAATCGGCGTGTCACACGCGGCTTTGGCGTCTTGAAATACAGGCTTGATTTCAGCGTATCTACATTGCTGTAGAAGATGTTCATGCGCGTTTCGCGCGTGGTGCGCTCCGGCGTGTCATCCCGATAGCGGTCTATGATGTCAAAGCAGCGGTCATGCCATGTTTCTTCAAACTTTCTGGCACGCCTGATCTGATCATTCCAATACGCCGCACGATCAGCCTTTTTGGTCGGCTCACGGTCATATGCGTAGGATTCAGCCATTTACAATCTCCAGCCTTGCGGCTTGGTCGCGTTCTCCAGCCCTGCCATCATTTCGTCAATGGTGGGTGGACGCCACGGGTCTTCATCTATTTCGGGCGCTCTGCGCTGCCACGGACGCGCCATGCAGGCATAACGGATGTCGTCAGCCGCATGGTCTTCTTGCGTCGTGTCAATGTCTTCCAGCCGGTGCTTGTCGTGTGTGAGGACCGGCAGCGTTCTGATCGTGTCCACGCAGTCGCTAGATATAAACAGCATTGGGATACCATCATCACCAATCAGGCGCTGGCGCACCTGATCCCAGCCATTGATCCGGCTATTATCTGCACGCCGGAACCTGACGCCCATTTTGCTCAGACGCTCACCAATCGATGGCCCGCCGTCAAATTTCCATATGCTTGGATCGCCCACACTGAAATCAATGCGCTCATAGCCCTCACGGCTGCGAATACCGGCCCCGACCTCTTCTGCTGTCATCCGCAGGCCCACATTCGGCCTGCCGCTGGAGCCATACCACTCGCGGTATCTGATCAATGCGCCATCAGGATATTCATCATGATCGTCTGCGACAGCCCACCACCCAACGGAGAAAGGTGATGCGCTGCCCCAGTCGAACGACCTGAACCGTGTCCAGTGTTCAGGGATATCAAACGGCCTGATCACATGCAGATCGCGTTTCCACACATCGCCAAAGAAACTGCCAACCACCAAATCCCAGTCGCCTTCACGCAGGGCGCGGCCCAGTTCTTCAGGCAGGGCGCTGAAACTGGATGCATATGACGGGTCGATATATTTGTTGTCAGCCATCCTGGCCGGTATGTACATCGTCAACCAGCCCTTGTCGGACGGGTTGTTGGGATCCCGCATGGTGTGATCGAAAAAATAACTCTCAGCCGGTGCCGGATCTATATAGAGCGCTTTTAAAAAATTATGGCTCTGACCGCCTGGATTGGCCGTCATCACCAAGCGCGGCAAAAACTCTGCCTGCTTGGGCTGAAAGTTTCCCAGACGCATCCGGCTTTTAATGTATCCCAACTGATACGGGGTCATCTGACCCGCCTCATCGACCAGCGCTATATGTATCTCTGTTCCCTGAATACGGTCACAATCGCTGTCGCGCTCCAGATACTGAAACTGGATCGTGCTGCCGTTATAAAACTCATACCGCTTGCGCGTCTCGTTAAAGATGCCAAGTTCTGACGGCATTTCCTTCTTGAGCGGCTGTATGTGGTTGCTGTCCAGTTCAGGCAGCGAGCGCCTGAATC